GCCTATGCGAAGATGAAGCCTGATAAGCCTAACATGAATCTCTTAAACTCGATTTATGAGTTGAAAGATGTTCCTGGAATGCTACATCAGAGATTTCTCAACCACGGTTTGGCCGGGATAGGAGATTACTATCTCGCGCTCAAATTTGGCTGGGAAGCGCTTCTTAAGGACTGCAGAGATTTCGTGCAAACGCAACGGAATGCTCAAAAGGCCTTAAAACAACTTCTACATGACGAAGGCAAACCCGTCAGGCGCAAGATTAATCTTGCGCATGATATGAGTAGTCCTATCGTAACTGGAGGGGCAGGTATTTCTACCTTCCCATCCTTTGTGACCTACTTTTATGGTCCTAACGGTAGGCATACTGATACCGAGTACACAGGTAGTGACATTTGGGCTTCCGCCCGTTTTCGCTACTGGTTGCCCGGCGGGCCACGGGACGTGAATTGGACTAGGCGAATGTTGGCTGCAATCTATGGATTAAAGCCTACACCAGCTGTTGTCTATCGCGCTATTCCGTGGACCTGGCTTGTCGATTGGTTTACGAATATCGGGGACGTCATTGACAACCTCGATACGTCGTTGGTCGATCGACTTGCAAATGACTATTTCTATGTCATGCGGCATGATTATACCCGTAGCACGAGAACGTGCACGGGGACATTCTTCCGCAGTCCGACAATGGAATTAGTCGATTGGTCTGCCACATCTACTCTGCAATGGGGATGTAAATCCCGCGTTGCAGGCGATCCTTTTGGTTTTAACACACCACAGAATGCTTTAAGTGGTGTGCAGCTATCGATCCTCGGGGCACTAGGTTTGTCCAAACTCCGATAGCACCAACAGCGCATGCACTGAATGCATGCTTATTAGTGTAAAGAAGTGGAGCTTCTAGTGCTCGCAGATCCTCAGTCGGTTACCGTCAACGCCGTAGCCATTCCGCTGCCGCGCACCTCTCAGGGCGCGACAGTAAATGTGTATACGTCGGCTGACGGTAAAACTGTCATGACGACCAAGCAGAATATTACGTCTGCTCGTTTTCGTCGTGAAGTCCGGCTGGCTCAAACGAAGATTGCAGCTGATCCAATCAGTGCAGTCAACAAGGAGTCAGGCTTCAGTGTGTATCTCGTCATTGACGAGCCACGCTCTGGAGTTTTCTCGGACGCTGAGATCGGCTATGTCATCGATGCCTTGAAGGCTTGGCTTACTTCGGCCAATTACAACAAGGTCCTCGGCGGCGAGTTCTAACAATAATGACCAAGATCCTTATTGGATTGACGGTCATTAACGTTGTGATCGCGCTGTTGATTCACTATAGTAATATAGTGAGTCATTGACATAGCTTCCGATAGGAGTGAGCCTAGACGGTCTTGCTTCCACCATTACAATGGAGGTTGCAATGAAAAGACCGACCATGCTCGTCAAGGCCATGCTCGAACAATTGAGTATGGACCTAGACTTGTCCGTAGAACGCGACGTACAAACTATTGTACGTCGTTGTGAACACGAGGGGTTTTCGTTTTTGACGATTACCCTTCCTCAGCTTTCTGATGCCCTCGAAAGAGGCTTAGAAGCCGGGACGTTCACATGCCCTGGGAATTTTTCCAGGCATGGAAGTCTCCCCCGTTTTATGGGAGGTTTCTTCAAACGTGTGTTCGACAAGGATGGTAGTCTACGTGATGAACCCTGTCCGTATACCATTGCTGGTATTCGGCAAGTTTGTCGTTTCTTCAAGAAACTTAAACTTGAGTGTAGTCCTAAGCGTAATGCTCAGGCTATTCAACATTTCATCGACGTAGAAGGCGATCTCCGCCGTATGACACCTCAAGTTATGAGGAAGGATAATGTCCTTGACAAGATTTCAGGCATCTTATGGTCTCAGGTATTTCCTGAACCTGATTACCTTGATCTTGTTTGCCATCACGGTCCTGGGGTCACTGCTGATCGTTATCTCTCTAATGAGAGGCATCGTATCAGAAAGTGGAACCATAGATCGGAGCTCTCCTTCCCGTCCGACTTACACTGTTATCCCAATTACGGGATCGCAGCAGCAGTCGGAGGTAACACGGAAGGAGTCGTCGGGTCTGAAGGAGTTGAATATCTCGAACTAAAGGATGAACTCCCCGTTCGAGTTGTATTCGTTCCTAAGACCCAGACGTCGCCACGAGTCAACGCGATTGAGCCTTCACATATGCAGTATATGCAGCAATCTGTAAAAGATTATGTATATACGATATTGGAGACTCATCCACTGACAAGACATTCAATCCGCTTTACGCGGCAAGATGTCAATCAGCGACTCGCTTACACTGCAAGTAAGGATAGACGACTAGCTACGCTAGACCTGAAAGATGCATCTGATAGAGTGCA